CACTCCCAAGATGCCTCTCTTTCTAATTCCAGTTGTTTGTGTTGCCACGGGTTCTGCTATTAGTGTTGGTATAGTCAAATTGATCGATTTATGGAAGCCAAAACAAGATGTTGTAGCTTTACGGAAAGATATGATTGAATTTGTCAACGAGGATATTGATGTTGAGGATGCAGCTGAAGTTGCATCTTTGGCATTGAGATTCAGGAAGGTGAGGAAACATAGTAAGTGCGGTGGGTTAGCGGCTGTTAAGAAGGCGATAGAATTCGCAACAACAAAGGTGGGTATATTACCTGATAACGCTGCCAATAGAATGGTAATCTCAAAAACCATCCGTGATTACATGGTTATGAAGGTTGTTGATGGTGGACTCGGCATGAGAAATCACGACGTTGCGCGAAGCTTCAATGTGGCAGTTACCATGTACTTTTTGCCCAATTATCAAAACGTTTTGATGAAGATGGTGGAGAGTGTGAGAGATGACGACATTCAGAAAGCTACCCTAGGCCACTTTGGCCTGGACGGTAGCAGATAGGGGTGCCTAAGGAAGCTACCATTACTGGAGACAGCCATAAATCATGGCCCAGTGGGTGGAATGGTAGTAGTTCCTAGGATCACCCAGGCAAAACCTAAATATTATAATATACATACTGGAATATGTTCGAACGTGCAGTTTGGAGCACATTCGAACACTCTTCAAAACGTCCAGAGGGCTGTGGCTGAACGAGTTTTGTTCGTCCCCACTAAAAACGGAGGCTTACAACTACCTCCTAGACCACAGTCGAAGAGTTATTTATTTAATCTTATGCAACCGATGCACGACCAACTAAGAAAAAGAATTGTCAGCAATTCTTCTTTTCCTATTCCTCCCTTGAGTGACGATGATTTTTGTATGAGTTACTCGGGCGCTAAGAAGAAAAGATATGAGGAGGCTTGTGCATCGCTGTTACGCGAATCAGCAACCCAAAAGGATGCAAAGATTAAATCTTTTGTTAAAACCGAGAAGATCAATTTTACGAGTAAACCCGATCCTGCGCCAAGAATAATACAACCTAGAACTTTTAGGTATTCGGCGGCATTGGGTAAGATAATAAAACATCTTGAAAAACCCCTATTTAAGATAATATCAGAAATATTTGGCGGACCGACTGTATTGAAAGGGATGGACTGCATAGGGCAGGCTGAAGCCTTATTAACAATGTGGGAACAATTTGACAACCCAGTGGCCATAGGTTTGGACGCTAGTCGATTTGATCAACATTGTTCAGTTGAGATGCTTATGTGGGAACAGAAAATATGGGAAATGATGACAACATCCAAGAGACAGCTTAAGAAACTGATGAAGTGGCAATTGTATAATGATGGAACAGCTTATGTCCAAGATGGGAAAGTTAAATATAAGACCAATGGAAGTAGAATGTCCGGTGACATGAACACTTCCAGTGGTAACTGCCTGATTATGTGCGGGATGGTGTACGTGTTTTGTAAGCAACTTGGAATATCAAAGTTTAGGTTAGCCAATAATGGAGATGATTGCATTCTGATTGTTGAATCGAATTTGTTAAATCTCATTACAACTAACTTAGACAGTTTTTTTACAAAGTGCGGGTACACAATGAAGATGGACAAGCCAGTATACGAATTTGAACAGATTTCCTTTTGCCAAACACAACCAGTTTTTGATGGAGTTGGTTATCGCATGTGCCGTGATCCAAGAATCGCTATGGCTAAAGACTTATGCTGCTTATTGAACATTAGCGATAATTGGAAAACTAAGGCTGTTTGGTATAATGCTATGTCACATGGTGGATCAGCTTTAACTAGTGGATTGCCATGCTGGCCTGCGTTTTACACCATGTTCCCCAGGAGTGAGGTAAAGATAGGAAAGAATGACACGACATTGAAAGGGTTTGAGAACAGTGGGTTTTATAGAATGATTCCCAGAACTCGGCACGATAGTTGCATCATCGCAGACAGATCCCGGTATTCATTCTGGTTAGCATTTGGTATTTTACCTGACACACAGGTAATGCTGGAAGAACGCTTTTCACAGATGTCACTTTCTGATGTTACTCAAAACGACGACAAGAATTATGTGGAAATGTCAATTCTTGTTGAAAATTTACCACTTTCAAGATAGATTATTATCTATATATTATTATTATATTACTACTTAAAATATTTTTATTACTATTTTACTTTTTATTAAATGGCAAGCCCACTAATGAAATTGGCATTGAATGCAGCAAAGAAGAAAAAGAACAAAATCCCGAAACCAATCCAGAATGCCATCGAATTGGCGCAGGAGTTAAAGAATCTTAATTCTTTCGGACCGAGGCGATTCAACAATAGAAGGCGTAAAGCCCCTAATGTTGAAATAGGAGGACAGGCATTTACTTTATCCAATCTTGGAGGAGGTAGTGCCAACATGTCCTCTGGCCCTGGGGGAACTCAGATGATTGTTGAGAAAACTGAACCTATACTCACTGTAACGGCATCAGGAACTGCCGGACAATTTAGAGCTCAACAAGAATTTTTGTACCCTATGAATGGAAATCTCCTGTGGTTACAAAACATGGCAAATGCCTTCACCTCCTATGAGGTTTTGGCTTTTGAAGTGACATATGTCCCAGCCGTTCCCACAACGGCAACAGGGGCTGTTAGTTTGGCTTTTTATGAGGATGTACTTGATGATGACCCTACCAGCATGGGACAAATGCTTATCAGTGAGCAATCTCTGTATGCACCAATCTATGCAGGTGGGGAGGGTGGAAGATACCTACAACGTTTTGGTTCACCAACAGGCAATGTGGTGTCATTTATGGTACCCAAACATGCTTACTCTGATTCTAACGGTAACCCTAAACGTTTTAAAATTGCTAAACCTGTCACAGTAACCACTATTTTGGGATCCGACGAGGTCGGAAAAGCTTCTTTATCGGATTATTTGGTTGGAAGCTTGGTTGTCGCCACTGAGGGATGTACAGCTAGTCAAACAGTTGGACAAATCTTCGTGCGATACAAGCTTAGATTAAGTGGGACGGTATCAATCAGCAATCAAATATAAACAAAAGATTGTGTACATATATATATACACATTTAAACCAGTGTGATTTAAATAAAGGAACTAAGTTATTGGAAGTCGTTCCCCCCCAAAAAGATGTGGAGAAAATTCGCAGTCTTAATTGTACTGACTACTTGGCTAACCAAAGGAATTTGACATCAGTGGCTGCTCTAGGCTGGCACATGGCTGGTACCCATGACTCCTTAAAACACCGTATGCTTTGCTAGTGGAAACACGTGAGCATATTCCTAGAGAGACGATTATTTCTTTGAGAGACCAAGTAAAAGATACTATTAAGGGAAACAGCGGTTAACACAGGAAACTGTGTTAAGGGCCCGTGATGTATCCAC